TAATTGCACACATAGGTCCACCACATCTTTGACAGACACGTTGCTTGACGCAGCAACTTGGTTAATCATCTGCAGGTTAGTAGTAACAGCCTGTTCTATAATCTCGCCAGCTTTGCGTGATATAGACGTATCACGTGGTTCTAAAACCTGCAAAAACTTACCGGCCAAGGCGTTTTTTTCTTTTTTCATCGTGTAATGCCTTTACAAAAACGGTCTTCTCTGTGCTTTTTAGACTATTGTAGACAGCTTCCGCTTTCGGGTCTACCGTTTCCTTGTCGGCTGAGCCGTTCGGGTTAAGCCAAACTTTACTTTTTCTGGCCATTTATCGATTCCTTTAACTGACGCTCAAACTTGTCAGTATTTTTCGCTTTTACTGCGTTACAGAATTTCCGTTCCACAACTACTGCAACTTCTTCACCGTAGTTAGCTTCTAGTGAATTGAAAAAATTCAGAGCGGCTTCGAGCACCTTGATTCCGCGCTCAGTGTGCTCGTCAGACATATGATCTACAGGTATGTCTGCAAACTGCCCAAGAATATCTTGCAGCGATTTACGACTCTCCGGTATCGAATCATAATTATCTAAATCAGATACTTTCATTATCCTGCCTGTTTTATCCTAGAGTTAATCACTTCTACGCAAACTATTCCTAACTTTAGAGAACGCGTCAACTGTACTAGACGCATCTTGCGTAGGTGCGGGCGGCTCTTTGCCCATTGTTCCTTTCTTATTTATAGAATCTAGAATAGAACTGGTTTGTGTCTCAATACTTCCGCGTTCGCCTTCTTCGAGATCGTCCATCTGCATAGTAGCAGGATTGTATTTTAAATCAATACGCTTACCTACACCACTTGAAGAACGTGTCTTTAAAAGTTGTAACTGATAACGACCGTTCTCTTTCATAGTGTTAGTTACGTAAATTCCAAACACGTTATCAGCTGTGTTGATTTTAGATACGCCGCCTGCAATGTGCTGGTGCCCAAAGTCAACAGCTTCGTGACTGTCACGGTTAAGCTGCGAGGCTGTATCCAATACAACATCTAATTCAGCAGCTAAGTCACGCAACTCTTCCGACACATATTTGTCTTTCGTGAATACATCACTTGCATTTACTTTGGTACGGTAAGGCGAACATAAGTCCAAGTAGTCAACGCACAGTTTGTTTACTTTACGACCTGTCTGGATCTGATACTCTTTAACGTAAGCACGAATCTCAGCAGCAGTGGTTCCGGACGGAAAACGTTTTATCTGTAGTGAGCCGCCATACTTTTTAGCAAACATAGCAATACGAGTCGAGGCGTCTTCACTATCCCTCATCACGTTTTGTGTGCTTAGGCCCGCAAACATAGCGTCTAGACGCAACGCACACAAGTCCTCTGACAGTTCCAGTGATATGTACATCGCATTTTCGCCACGCATGACAGACTTTCTTGCAGAGTTTTGTAGGAAAATACTCTTACCAGTCCCGGACTGCCCTGCATAAATGTTAAGTGAACCTACTTCAACGCCACCGAACAACGCGTGGTCTAAATCTCGGTATCCCGTAGACACAAGAGGTTTCTTCTCTTTCATGCGCTGCAAGCGCCCTAACGGGTCGTCGAAGTAATCAGTACCCAAGTCTTTGACGAGGCCTACTTGAACTGCTTCTTTAACTAGTTGCTCAACGCTACCGTATTCTTTCTTTTCAATCAGTCGCGGCGCATCAAGAACAGCTTTGATGATTTCCTTGTGTCGAGCAAACTTTTCGTAATTATCAAGGAACCATTCCTTGTGCTCATCTTGCAGGTCCTTTGTTACGTTGAATTGTTTGCCCACCACCGCTTTTAATTGATCCAAGTCAGGCAATGCACTGTATTCATCAGCATATTTTACCATGAAATCGACAGTCTTTTTATTTGTCTCAGAGGCATAGTGATCAGGCTTAATCACATTACGACAGCGCACAAATAATTCAGGATCGCTTAAGAAAAATTGAATGAATAACTCCTCGACCTGCGGAGTATACTCTTGGATGTAATCAGACATTCATATCCTTTTTTAGATTTATTGTTAGTGGATTAGTCTCTACGCTAGCTAGTATACTTTGGATTGTATAAATCCTACCGTACTTAGCAGCAGCGGCTGCCGCGTCCTTAAATTTATGTTTCCATGGCGGAAACGATACTGACCAGCCTTCCCTTATGGCTATGTCAATCAAGTCGTCGCCGTCTTTGTCGTTATCGGGCACAACAATTACAGGCATGCCTAAATTTTTGATCATGTATATCTGATCATCGTTAATGTTTCTTCCGCCACATGCCATGCCTTGCATAACATACGCGTCAATAACACCTTCATACAACACCGCAAACGTTCGTTTGTAGTTGTTATGGAATAAGTGGTAATTGAATATCGCATCGTCCGGCATCATTGAATGATACTTTTTGATCTTAGCAGCACGGTCGTTTACTGCACGCGCCGTATAACCGATCCGTTTACCGCCAAATTCAAACGGAAGTATTATACGATTGCCTGCTTCTTTAGTGACAGCGTAACTCCAACATATATCGTCAAACTCAAGTAAGTCACGTTCATACATATAAAGCAAACACTCATTCACATCAGCAGGAATAGGATGTCCTAGTTCAGCTCTATCAAGGTAATAACTCATAGGTTTTGCATCGCCAGGATAACTATGCTCACGTGACCAGCGCTTTGTTATTTGCACGTAACGGGTACTAAACTCGTTGAACTCAGGCATAACATTATCTGTTATCCTAGTCCTAAGTATCTGACGTATTTGTTTCTCGTCTTTTATAAGACTTTGGGCAACTTCGTTGAGTTTGGGCTTCTTGTCTTTGAATAATTCAGCGAACGGAACTTCAGTTTCTTCGGGCTCCGGTTCAAGCATCAAATCAGAGATGACACCGCTATGTAGATCCTCGAATAGCCCGTACTTAATCTCATCTATGAGTTGCTTTTTAACGCCGAGTTGGCGCATAAATGACTTGAGCGGCTTGCTCATCTGTTTCTTGTGGTATTCGTATTTGAACTTAAAGCCGCAATTGAAGCATGACCCGCCGAAGCCTTTATGATCGACTTTCATACCGAAACGTTTCTTGGTGTCAGGCGAGTGTCCTTTAGTAACACACATCGGGCAATTTCTAGTCCTGAAACCCTTTCTTGAAATTTTATGTGGCCCGAAATTCTCTAGTATAGTATCTAGTAACTTCTGATCCCAGCTCATATTCTTCTTATTATTTTGGCTTTTGTGCGCAGTAGTATAATGCCAGCCGCCAAAATAATCAAGATCGCCAAGTCAGTTTGTCGAAAGTTCCTAAGTTGTCCAAATCACCTTTGAGGATGAACTTCACCCAGTAAAGATTACCCACTACGTTAAAGGCATGGGTGCCGGTAAACTTATCCATCTGTATCTCGTTTACAGGCAAATCTTGTACAGTAACAGGAAACCAAGAATTATTATCCGGCGGCGGATCTAGTTCCAGAGTACCGTATATCTCTAGCGTTCCGCTAAAGTTATCTGCTTGGATAGACATCGTGTGTAGGCTGTTTCTGTGGTTTCTTAGAGCGTTACATGGTATAGCTGAACTACTATACACCGTTACACCGTCTTTTAACGTAGGAAGCCATTTTTCAAACGGTTTTATCTCTTCTCTACTAGGGCGCGGTGTGCTATCTGCGTGGCCTGTTACCTCTACTTCGAAACGAATCTCGCCGTTCAAGTCCCGGTAAAGAGGTTGGCGCGGGTTATGTTCGTAATTGTTGGTGTCGAACATTTCCATAGACTCAAGAACCATCTCGTAATAGCCAGGCTCAACCTCTAGTAGCTCACCTTCGAGTACATTTAACGAAAACTGATCATCGTCAGTTTGTATTAATCTTTTTTCAAATACTTTATCGCCATTCATGCGATCCACGATCTTTGCCATAACCACAAGGCCGCTCACATTCTGGCGTTTCATGTCACGGTTACGGACTCTAAAATAATGAGTATTGTCAACACCGCGGTGGAGGGTGATGGTATCATTGTCATTCATGCTATAAGTCCTCGGTATTCCCACGAAAACGGTACTTTCATGGTTACATAAATATATGGTGTACAACACAACAAATATGCCTTTTTAAAGATATTTAGCAGGTAGCAAAATGACCCAAGACGAACTAACTAAAAAATTTCCTTTTCTAACTGGCTTGAAAATAGGAGATGACGAATATTTAGGAATTATTGAAAATGTAGCGAGTAAGGCCGTTACCTTCTATGATTTCGAAGCACTTACGGACCACGATGAAAAAGTGTTATTCCTTAAACTCGGTTCAAACTGGTGGTGGGAAACAAATAGATCAATCCCGATTGGTGTGTATTTATTTGAAGAGATGAAAGCGTTTTCACATACTGTACGAACGTACAGGGAAAAAGACGTAGAAGTCTTGTTTGGACCCTACGTCAGTTTAGACGAGATGTGTCAAAAGAAATTCGGCAAGAAGCGCGTTGTTAAGCTGGTAACTAATATGGGCTAGATAGCCTTTAGTGCTTGTTTAACAATCGACATCCTTTTAACAAATAACTTGAGTGACAATGGATCGGCCAATGCAAGTTTATGATGAAGTGTAACCTTTTCATTCATATAATCATATGCAAACTTGCGGCCCGACTTCAAATGAATCGTCATTATATTATCGGCAGCATCGCACACTTTGACGGTCTGTGATACTCGGGTACCAGCAGCATAGTGATTGGCCTCAAGTATTTTCCTAAACTTGCGGTTGCCTGAAGACTTGGTTATCTCTGTATAAGTGTAATACAGATGATACGCAAACTCAGTACCGAATTCATTAATTACCGTAACAAGCTCTACGTCTTCGTCTTCCACGACATCGTGCATTACAGCTACACGGATTGCCATCACCTTTTCATCGTGCGTCAAGCCCGTTTCCAGGACGTTTAACGCTACGTTAATGGGGTGGATAATATATAGATCGTTTGTCCCGATTCTTTTGCGATCAATGTGCGCGTTATAAGCAAAATCGAAATACTCTTGAAATCCGGGATCGAGTTCAAGCAGCGGGGCAATCAATGCCTGATAGCGTTCTTTCACGTATTGTTTCCTTTTTGTTATTGTCTATGTTTATGGCCATATCTGTATTGAGGAAATCATCAAGTTCATAAAACTCAACACGAAAGCCTTTTGGTAAGGTAACGCCCGGTTCATACTTTTCATCGCACAACTCTTCACCATATATCACCAGTAACTCTTCAGTCAGCATACAATGCGTACTTAGGTTCACTGTCCTGATATAGTATCGAGTTTTTGCACAACTCTTAAGTTGAAAGCTTGTGTACATGTGTCTCCCTGTATTTTTATGTATTTATTCGCAATGCGAAAGAAGGGACCAAAAGCCCCTTCTTTAAATACTAGGGCGCACTACGCCTCACAGTGTATAGCGATCTTTCATAATAGCGTCAAGCATTATTCCCATCGGTGATAGGTCCTTGCCTTCTATAATGGTCTTCGCTATGGCCGGGCTAAATCCAGACACCATTACCATGTCTTTATCAGTAGCTTTTACCGGGTTGTTGCCAGGTCGAGCAGCTAAGTTCCAGAACACAATAGTAGGACACTCATAGCCTGCCTTTTTAAACAAGTCTTTTACAGTGGATGTAAGACCGCGGTTACCCCAGGAATTGAACTCCATGTCAGATAACACAAGCAACATCTTAGGCATATGGTCAGCCGGAACATTGTTGTTCACTGCAACTTCGAGGATTTTCTTGAACGCTGCCGATAAGTCAGTGCTGCCGCCCCAACCTGCGCGTAAAATATCCTTGTAACGAGCGTCAATTTTAGCGCCCTCTTTCACGAAGCCAAACTGAGGTCGTGACTCGAAAGTCATGTACGCATTCTTGAATTGACCAGTGTTACGTTCAGCCAAGTACATGCCGAGCGACACAGCAATATGCATAGGATCACCTCTCATTGACGCAGAAACGTCAATCATAGGCAGTACATCAGGCGCATTTGACATCGAGTCAGCCAAGTTTTGCCACTGTGCTTGCATGGCGTCGACTTCGGTTTTTGACGTTACTGTTCTCTTACCTAAAGGCGCAAGTATTTCATGCGGGAATATTGCGCCGGCGTTAACCTTTGTTTCACCTTCAATAGCTGATTGGATGAATTCTTCAAAACGTACAGGGTCATGACGCAGGAACGCCTTGCGGTATTTCTTAAACGCGACTGACGGTACGTGCGAATAATTGATCTCGTCCCACTTGCCTTGGCACATTTGGGTCTCAACTACTTTAGTCAAGTCAACAATCTTGCGACGGTATTCCTTCGGCGTGTCCTTGTAGCCCATAGACGTACGAACAGCTCGCGCGAATTTACCTTTGCGCGGAAGCCATTTAGCAGCCAAGCCGTTGCCCGAATCAAGCGCTTCGTTAAACAACTGACCGATGAATTTCTTGTTTGCATCGGTGCACTTGTTGAACAAGTCAAGCAAGTCGCGCCAGCGACCAATCTCAGACGACTTGGTTAGTAGTGCCTTGACATTTTTGGCACCATAAGTGCGTTGGTTAGCAACCAAGTGTTTCATTATTGTTTTAAAGAAACGTCGTTCGCCTGCTCCGCCTCGCACATCACGAGCCCATTGCAATACACGAAACGTCAGATCTGGGTTTTCGGTGTGCGCTTCATCAAACATTATGATGATCTCGTCGTCGGCCATGTTACGGGATGCACCTGCCACAAAGAACAAATCAAGTGATTTCTCACCGGAAGTGATGTTAGTTACTGCGCCGTTTGCTGTACGGGCTTCTACTTCAGTAACTTCTTCTACAGGAGTGTGTTGCGTGTTAAAATGTGTTGTCATTTTATACTCCTTACACCCTTACACTTTATAAGGGTTCCAAATTTTAAAGTATTATAATTTCTACTTCCTGCCAAATCAAGATTTAATTTGATTTTTTAGAACGGACGAAAAATCTCTAACTTTGATATCTTTTCTTCAATCTCTTCGTACGTAAACAAATCAAAATCAGGGTGAGCATCAATACATACATTCATGCTTAGACCGATACCAGTTAAGTGCATATCATGGGAGTGTCCGTATAAGTGCCAGGCGCCATAATGTTGCTTATTCCATATCATCATTGCGTAGTGGCACCCGACGATATGTTGTTTACCGACTCTAAAATCAGCGACAGGCGGCAATATACGCACTTTATCTTTTAACTCAGGAAACGCGTCGAGTGTATTGTACCATAGATTTAACCGGTCATGATTTCCAGGCACAAATAGCATATTGCCCTTTAACTGTGTAAGTACATTGCCTAGCTCACCGAACTTAGACGGACCCCAGAAAGCAAAGTCGCCCATATTAACTACCGTACTATTATCAGAAACTTTTGCGTTCCAAATATCAATTAAGGCAGCGTGCATTTCGTCTATATCACTAAAGGGACGATTGCAATTTTTTATGATGTTCTTGTCGCCAAAATGCCAATCAGAGGTGAAGAACGTGTTGTCACGGTTTAATGATATTGTTTTGTTCATCGAAATCCTCCGGATATCCGTAATTCAAGACAAGGTGCGGTATTGCTTCCGGACACTCCTTTTTCACGAATACAAAAAAGTTGTCATAAGTTGTGGCGCCTTCATCAGTCACCCACATTACCTGCACAGTATCAGGCACCATCATGTTACCAGATCTAGCATTGGTAAAACCACTGTACGTTTTTTGCACTTTAGTTGGGCCACTATAGTAGGTGACTGGGTCGTCACCCAGTACGTTTGTTCTGCTATGTTGTACACTAGTAAACGCTGAATTTTCTGCCATCAGATCAATTGTTATCCAAGAATCAGGTATACCTAAATGTGCGAAGTCAGTAAACTGGATGTCGAAAGATTCCAGCTTACCTCCGGGTGACGGTTCCGTCGATGATACAGCAAACACCGATTCAGTTTTGTTTTCTTTGTCAAGAATGATTAGTTGGAACTCGAGTGACGTTTTGCGTGCTTCGACTAACATACCTGCAATAAACACATTCGCGGCCGCTTCACTCAAAGAACGATAGCCCAGGTCGCGAGATCCGTTTGCTGTATTTGCTGTGCGCATGCACGAGTCAATTTGGCCTGCAGATATAGTTTCTTGATGAAGGCGAGTATCTATCTCGAGTATCTCACCGGTAGTGCGCCCAGCGCGTATAAGATAGCTGATTTCGTAGCGGTCATCTGAGAACAACGAGCCAGTACCCGTAGGGATAATGTTGCGGTCAAGCACCAGGGCGGCCGCATATGCTGGTCGAGGTGATAGCTTGTTGGCATACGAAATATTATGGCGCTCAGTAGCGTTGTCTATCTCACTGTATTGGTTGTGAAAGTATTCAACTACTGAGTTGATTCTACTTAGTCTTTCTTCTACATTCATATTATTCACCTTGTATTTTATACATAAGGTAACAGATCATGAATGTTATTTCAAGTAGAATTTACAGATCGTCGATAATAACTTTTTGATCAGTAATTACATCTACGTACTGATTCAGTTTAACCTTCTCGTACTTGATCAGGTTCATTTCAGCAACGATGTTCAAAGCATAAGCGATGGCGTGACTCTTTTTGAATTGATAACCATCGGTGCCTTTTTGCCATATTTCCGAAGACATTTCATACCAAGACTTTTCTCTTAAGTGACTTTTGCCTGGTCGTATAAGCGCGATGAACATAGCCAACTCCAATACAGAACGCGGACGTTTCTTTCGTAAAAGCCCGTAGTGACCTGATATCTGACTCAACTGCATAACAACGCCCTTGTCGAGAAACATATCCCAATCGGGGTCTTTGGCTATGACATTGCGCAAATGGCGTTTATTTTTAAAGAAGCTCAAACTGGATAGGTTAAGTAGGTCGACTTTTTTAAAGCCTGCTTCTTCTGCCTCAGTATATGTAAGTGAACACAAGTTACTGAAAGGATCTACAGGTACGGCGTGCCCGTACACACCAACGTTATGTCGGGTTAGGGCACCATTACGACCTATCATAGAGGCGTCTATATGATTTAATTCTTTTAACAGAGTGTCTCGATCACAAACGTCGATGTCTATATCACCATGTCTTTTCATAAGGATGCTGAATCTATAATCTCTAAAGCAAAGTTAACATCACTACGGCGCTGATTAAAAATAAGCTGCCATTCACCGGGGTTAATTATACCCTGAATTATTTTGATCTGATCTTGGCTAAACCGTTCCATAAGGGCTTGGCCGCCGTCACTCAAGTACATAAGCCACGGTGTTATCTTACCGCTCTGAATATGAGAAACTGCTTCAAACGTAGACACGTGATTAAAGTAATCAGCGTAAGTCATATTATTACGCTCTGCCCAATCGGCCATTACGGTTATAGAACGTTCAAGCCCGCGTTGCACCGGTTCAGTTTCTAAGTGATTTATGATGTACTTATCATAAGTCTCGGCGCGGCACCACTTGTTTAGTGCTACGCCTTCCTTCACCAAGTATTTGATATAATCCTCGGTACTGAGCGGGTTTAAGTCACACAGAGCTCTACCAAACTTCACAAAGTCTTTGTAATACTTAGAGTGTATAAACGACTCTTGTGTTTCTTGCTTGCGGTTTGAACATGATTTTAGAAACAGATTATAGGCCTCTAACCCTAAGCGAGCGCCAACAGTGTCACGATCTTCGTAACGCTGTTTTTTCATGCATTTATGGACAAGTAAAGTATTTTCCTTAGAAAACTTCTTCTTACAAAATCTACATTCAAACTTATCTGCCATTACTTAACCAACTTTTTAATCTCATCGTTCTGATAGCCCCTGTCTTTAAGATACAAGCGTTTTTCTTTCTTGCTCATACTACTTAGTACTATTTGGGCTTCAGTCTCATTCCATAAAGGATTGGCTTCCATGACAATAGAAGTCATAGGATCAAGTTTTTTACGTTTCGGCGGCGGCACGTATTCAAATCGCATAGCATGCCCCATGCCGATCGCAGCACATACGAGCTTCCAGTGCATCGCTTTGTGCTTATAGAATACGTTCGCATGAACGTTAGCTAAGTCATTTACCATAATAATAGACATATCAGGGTATTTTGACGAATTACTAATAAACCGATTAAGCGCATAAATGCTGAGCTCTTTTTGTTGGTCTTCGTCTAAACGATCGTACCATCCAAAGTCGGCCATGGCAACTGCGTTCAACATCGATTTAAGATCAATTTTGCGCTTGCTCGTAGTGCTCATATCACAGTATATCCGCTAGTGAGAATGTCTTTGGAACGTTTGCTGTTTCGCGTGCGATATAGACGCAGTGTGGACCTCTAATAGCGTTTTCTGTATTACTAATAGGCATAGTAATCAAGTTAGCCGGGTTCACCTTAGGTGCGTGCCATTCATAGTTGCGATACAGCGTTTTAATTTCAACAGGTAGTGCTGATGGTAGGCCGCCTTTTAACGGGTTATACACGAACGCGGTAAAGTTGCGCTTGGGTATTGAGTTAATAGGCACCATGCACATTTCATCAAACTCATTACTGGTAATCATGATAGACCAGTTTAGTGGTACCTTAAGTTCAAATTCACCTATTTGCAGTAGCGCAGCAGGAGTAGAAAAGCGCTCCATAAAGATTAAGCTACTGAAATAGAAATCAGGCTCATCTATATTACGGCGGCCTTTACTGAAGTCAAGCACGCTGAACTTGACATCGTCAACCATGTCAGGCATTTGATCCAAGTCGTACAGTGTGTTATCGGGTGTGAGTATTTTCATACGGCTCTCATTCTTATTATTGTATAGCCTAAGCCAGTTTTACTTGTGTGCTGACTTCTTTCGTATTCTTCGAAAAGTTGCTCGTAATCAGGGAAATAAGAATCAACCTTATAATCGCCCTCAACGACAGTGATAATAAGCTCATCAGCTGACTTAATCAGCATTTGGTAAATCTCACTGCCGCCTATAACTATGACATCTTCGCCGCGTTGTTCAGCGTAGTTTAAGAACTCTAGCAGCTCTACACGCGTATTCAAAGTGTCGAAGTTATCATTACTAGCCAAGTCACTATTATAAGGCCAATCGGTATCACGTGTCAAGACAACTGAGTGCCTATTCGGCAAGGGCCTTCCGATACTTTCGAAAGTTTTTCTACCCATCAGGACATATTTGCCTTCAGTCTCACGTTTAAAATGAGCGAGGTCTTCAGGCAAATGCCACGGCAGCTTATTGTCAATACCGATGCCTTTATTGGTGTCGTGTGCTGCAATCATTTTTATCATCAGTAGATTTCCACCTTGTTCACTTTATGCGGATAGCCATGAGTGCGATAGTGTTTCTTTCTCACAGTCAAGTGCTTCTTAGAATACTTGGTGTTTGCACATATGTCGTAGATGTTGACAAAGTCTTTGTCTTTGGCTATACGCAAGCCACGACCTATCGTCTGAATGATTTTGATATACGACTTGCCCAGCTCAAACATAAACAATTTGAATATACGGTTAATCGAGATACCAGTTGACGCTACCCCGGTTGTAGCAATTACCGTTATGTCGTCGTTGGTTTTCGCCAAGTCATATGCTTCTTTACGCTTGTCTTTAGGGGTACCGCCGTGAACGAATATACTTCCTGGGATTAGTTCTTCAAGCAATTTACCAGTCGGTATTTTATCAACAAGGATAAGCGCGTTTTGGCCATCCTTCTTAGGCAAGATAAGTTTCTCAACTATACTCTCTATACGCTTGCGATCACTAGTTAAGAACTTATTCTCAGTGTGATAGTCACCTATCTTTTCGTATAACTCCACAGTCTGCAACACATCTATATGACACTTACTAAGGATGCCTTTTTCTTGTAGGTCACGGTTATCTATTTTACCAGATGTAGGACCCACCGCACACTCTAGCGAACACTGACCAATCTCGTCTTCTGGCAACGTACCTGTTAGACCCCAGCGAATAGGAATATGCGCCATTTCGTTACAAAGTAGATCAAGTAATACAGTGCCTTTTGCTTTGTGTGTTTCATCCACAATAACGCCGACTTTGCCGTCCAATACTTGATCGATAGTTACCTTACCGTTCTGCTTTTTAGTGTTAAGACGCGCCTGTTCAAGTGACTGCCATGTGCCAACTATATGTTGCGCTGTGACGTTTTTCTCGTCCCCGTAAAACTTACCGTAATCCAAACCCATGTTGTGGTATTCTTCACATGTTTGGTCTACAAGGTCTTTAGTTGGAACTATTACGAGAGAACCGCCATACTTGCCTATCATGTCACTCAGTATAGCTGTGACGATCGTCTTCCCGGCTGCGGTAGGCGCAATATAAACACTTTGTAAGTTCTGACCACAACCGTTGAGTACGTCTAGCTGGTGGTCATACAGAGAAAGGGCTTGCCCTTCGAAAGGATGGCCTTCAGGCCATATAAAGTGAGAGTAAGAATCTGACTTAAGCTCATCGAACTTAATGAAACTAAAGTCTTGGCGTTGGTCGTCTATGTCAACGTGGTATCCTGCTTCTATTAGAATAGGCAGAACTCTTTCCAGCATGGCTAGATAAGTTCTACCACCGATAGTACAGAGGTTTTTATACCCGTCCCATCGGCCTAATTTATACGCAGGCGTATGGCGAGCATTCGGTACAAAGAACCGACAAGCGTCTACCATTTTACGTCTGACTAGCGGATCAGCGCCTTCTATTTTGACGTTTACTTCGTCTAATATTTTTATAATTGCCGTTTTCATAATCGAATTCGGCGCAGGTATTATATCTAAGCCCGTTAACCTGAAACTACGTTTGCATCTATTAGTAATTAGACATAAATGTCAATATAAGACGGTTTTCGATGTTTCGGTTTGAAGCTACTTTTATAAATTTGTTCTATTGGATTATCTACACATGGCGATCCAGATGTTCTGAGTAAGTCGTTACGCTTTTGACTCTTTGACTCGATCCAAGGCACTACTTGTCTCCAACGAATCTGAGGGTCAACTTTCATGTGATTTCCTTTATAATACCTACGCTTATATTTAGTCCTAAATTAAAAATGAGCGTCGTCAAGGCCAGCGGCTCGCAAGCGAACAACATGCCCGATCATCCAGTTCATGTTTTCCAAAGATTTGTGCAATCCTTGGTACTTGTTTCGCACAAGAGACCATTCGTTAACCAACATCGCAACGTTAATTACCGCAGGATCGCCGTCACAGTATTTCTCACAGTCACGGGAGCTTAACGAGCGCTGGTAATTTTCAAGGTACTTCTTAAACACTTGCGCACGAACTTTTTTCTGTTCTATATTCAAGTGTTCCAGTATTGCCTCTATCTCTTGGTAATAGGCGTAGTACTTGTCAACTACAGTAGCAAGCTGGCCGCACTTACGGGATATCGCGCCTTCCAAAGGCAAGAACTTTCTACCCTCTTCATACTCTTTCTCGTAAAATGCAACCGCGTCCGGGATGCGTGACAAGTCACTACTAACTACATAAAACCAGTTAGTTAGGCTCATCCATTCGCTCCACTGCTACTCTAATGGTACGGAATAACATGATAGCCAACTTTTTAGGGTTAGGGAACCGCTGTCGTAGTCGCACAAACCGTCTGTCTATGCCGTATTCAACAAACATACGAACGGTATACTCGAAGTTAGTCGGTGTTTTTGCCCACAAAGCAGCATTCATATCAACTAATAACGTTTTTTCTAAAGCCACCAACTGTGCTATCACGGTTTCTCTAGATTCTTTTTGCTTTACATAAGCAAGTAATTGACAATACGCTTTTTTGAATTCAGTCGAATCTGAAGGAAACGGACTGTGCATGATTTCTTCTGTCATAATAAACCTCTGGTTATAGGGCACATCGTGCCCTATATATTAAGCTTGCTCTTCTTCGTCAGCGCCAAAGTTTTCTTCAGCGTCGGCCAGGCCAGCTTTGTCTTCCAGTTCTTGCACTTTAAGGAACAACTGAAGCAAGTGTTCCATATTGGCAGGCTCTTTCCACTGTTTACGGCGCAGTTTAAATTCTTCGCCAGTTTCTATATCAACAGCAGTGTAATAAGCACCAGAACGTTTAAGAAGTTGTTGAGCTTCCATAAACTCAAACACACCAGAGTACGGGTCCATGCCAGTCTCATAAGGAATGTAGACAGTAACGTCTTCGAAAGGCTTGGCGTAACGGGTTTTAATTACACGACACTTGGATCGTATACCCATAACTTGGCTAACCTTGTTACCTTCGGCGTCTTCTTTGAGTTTCATTTTGTTCATTGCAACAATAATGGAACTCGCAAAAACAACCATTTTACCGCCGGAAATTTTAGGATCCGGATCAAACATATCTTGCGAATCGTATACGTGGTTCGTACAAACTACACCAACGTTATACGGTGCGATCAAGTTTGTGGTAGTACGGATAAGCGCGGTTAGTGCCTTCGCTTTACGACCTAAGTCGCCTTTAAGATCGCCTTTCTGGAACTGATCTTTGTCTGTAGGAGTAAGTAACATGCCCAAGCTGTCCACAACGAATAGTACAGGTGGCTGTTCTTTGACAGGTTTGTCGCCGTGTTCTGCCTTATAACCAGCAACGAACTCGTTGATTATTTTAGCAACTTCGTCGATCATAGCCACGCCAATACGCAAGAGCTTGTCAGGATCAGTGTCAACGCCTACTGCTTTAAGCCACTCTTCATCTAGCGCGTTTTCGGAATCTAGCAAGATTACAAAAGCGCCTTGGGCTTGTGCATTACGCGCAAGGTTACCGGATGCGATATACGACTTACCGGAACCTGACTCGCCAGCCAACATGGTGATTTTACCAAACGGGATGCCTTTATTGAAGTTACCTGAGATCAGATAATTCAACATATAACAGCCGGTTGATACCCACGTTACTGGATCCTGAAACCCTGTATTAATACCGGGTACAGCTTTAGTAATGTCCTTACTGAATTTGGAGATATCGATAGGTTTCATATTATTGTTTTTATTGTAACCTGTGTGTATGAAAGTCGGCAGAGGATTTCACACCTCTGCCCATGATATTAGTTTTGGCGAGAACGGATCTTAGCCAGAATATCATTTACGTTAGAGTCAGAGCTAGTCGGCGCAGCTGGGGCAGCAGGTGCCGGTGTAGCGCTTGCAGCAGGTGCTGGGCGTGACTCTTGGCGTGGTTCAGCAGTAGAAGGACTAAACGGAGGAGCGTCGTCAGCTTTGGCTGCCTGAGCTGGGTCAGCTGGTTTAGACGGAGCCTGTTTAGCACCTTGTTCTGAGTTGTTCGACTCAGTTTTCAATCCATAAGGACGGAAGTGTTCACCCCAACGAGAAGGGTCATACGGTTCGCCGCTTACACTTGCTTCAAACATGTCTTTAATGATTAACAAGTCTTCGTCAGACGGGACCTTTGGAAGCAACGTATTCAGATCTTTAAGCTCGTATTTCTGAATTGCATCCATGTGCTCTTGGCTAAGCGCAGACTCGTTACGAGACCAGTTTGACGTGGTGTAGTCAGCATATTGGCCGTTCTTGGTTTTCTTTATAACAAAGTTTGTACCGTTGTTATAGTCAGTTGGCGTGTGAAGCATATCAGGGTCAAGTAGTCCCTCGCGCACATTCTTGAATATTTGCGAGTTAATATTGAATTGTCTGATAGGGTTCTCGGGCGGTTGTTCTTCATTAGTCGGATCTTGTAAAACAAAACCCTGCATAATATAAGAACGTTTCTTCCAGTACTTGCGTGCTAGGCTATCCATATCAGTGTTAAACCACGATGATACTTCACGACTAACAGGACAAGATCTGCCGTCATTGTACATTTCAACACAAGGAACCTGCACAATAAAAGGTTTACCCTTGTTAAAGTCCGGTTGACCAAGAACCGAAGAAAACTCAAGCTTGATCATTTGCTTTTCACGCCAGAAATAGACGTTGTCAGCATTTGCATCAGGAAGGAATCTTACTTCAATACGGGAATCGTCAGGAGCATCCCAGTGACGATAAAGTGGGCTTGGTCCACGTGATGAACCTTGGTTGTCTTTTTGAGCGGCAGCACGTTGTAGACGTGCACGAATTTCATTAATATCCGGCATTTTACGATACTCTTAATTTATTTTTATTGTTATAATTTACGGCTATCTAATTTACGAAACAAAATTTACGATTCAAAATTTACGATTCAAAATTTACGATTCAAAATTTACATTTTCATTTAGTGCCATAATGAGCAAGTTCATTGTAGCACTGTCTTTATTTAGTTGTCAAGGATAATTTTTGTTAGAAAAGTTTTCACTTTTTTTCTATCAGGGAGGTGGATTGAAGAAAGGCAGCTTATAGCTGCCTTGTATTACTTTACGTTGTCCGATAGTTCGCCTTTGGCAAGCGACACTATTGCTTTGCGTCGTTTCTCGTCATAGCTGTCCCATACTTCTTCGATAGCTTGGCGTACAGAGTTATAGAACACATCGCTTGATTCTTCCATCTCTTTCATTACGAAATCGAACTCGTCGCCTGCGTCTTCGAACATAAACGACTTAGGAAGGATTCCCTTCTTTTCCTTCATAACTTTCTCGCCAACCATAGCAATAATGTTTTCAGGAGTTTTGTATCTACGTATGATGCCAGAGACTTTACGACTATACGGTGCTCTATCAGCTACACCGCCTGTGGCAACTGCGCCCGCGGTTATAGTTTCTTGCAAGTTTGCAATAATATCTGACACTTCGTCGTCTACACCTACTTTTAAGAAGTCTTGTATTTGGCCGTTTATATCCTTTGCGGCTTTGGTTGCGAGGTTGTACTCAACCGGATCCTTTTTGCGGATAAAATTTCTGTACTGGCCTATCATACGTATGCGCTCAGACGCCTCGTATAACGATTCAGCTATATCATCACTGTACTCGCCGCCCGTTTCTAAGTGTTTAGCGATAGCGCGTGCGCCCATTACGTGCGGCCACGGCATCATGTACTTCTTGCCATGTGACGTTATTTCAATCTCACGTAACTTAGACATACGTGATTGAGCATTGTCTTTCACTGCGCTGGTGTGGCGATAAGTGATAACAGTGTTTTCGCCAACTTTTTGGTAGCTGGTTTTGGTCTTGCCGTACATGCTACTGAACATTTTAGATTCAGTAATTTCTTGTGCGAAGTCTTTAGGCACGATGCTCTTCCCGTATACTTTTAAGTTAAATGACCTTCTATTTTGGTGGGCAAGTGTTTTGAGAGAGTCAATGATATCTTCTATATCAGTAAGTTGTACCTCAGTACCCTTGTTTAACTCCACCGCGTCTTCACTAACGTAGACCATAATATTAGGCTTTTCTATAAAGAAACGCGCGGCGGTTTCGGCTGTCATTACTTGCTTGCCTTCTTGGTCAAATAGTGATATATTGTTGTACTTAGAGTGTAATAGTTTGAACACCTTAAGTGAGATTTCTGATTGTACCATAATTGTTGCCGTTTTTCCTTTATTTATAAGATCCCAAGGGGCATCGGTTCTTCAAACGATTCTTCGTCCATATAGCCCGTGACAGCATCCATGATCTCGTCGTCCCACTTACTTATTACGTCAATAATACGCACAGCCAGAAGAAGTGACAGAACTAGATCATCGTGGTTTCCGTCTTTGGCTTTGTACGTAGCGCCTGAACTAACGAATGTTTTAAATTCACCGATAAGGAACTTACTAAACACCTGAAGTGTGTCGCTCTCTATCCATGACTTCATCTTAGCACAGTACTCTAACTTGCTGCGGTTCGTTAGTGTAAATCCTTTACGTTTGCCGCCTTGCGCCGATACAAAAATACCAGGAATGTTTTCTTCACCCATTGCACGGATTACTGATAAGCCAGCCTCACCTAACGTATTGTTTTCTAAACTCCAATAAATCTCGTTGGCGCCTGCTTCATCGAGTGTTTCACATATGTGCCGCAACATGCCTACCTGCTTTTCAATAATGGTACGCTTAGATTGCCACTCAGCTATTTGTTCCATACTCGGTAGTTCAATAACCTGAATAGCAGCGAAGTCGCCGCCAGTACCCATACTAGGATCCAAGGCAACTACGTAATCCATGCCCTCTGCCGGTGTGTTAAACCAGCGTATTGTGCCTTCTTTATAAAGCGGATCAATATGCTCCCAGTCAAACATGAACTTAGGACTAATGAGCGTTTCGTCAAACGATATGAACTGGTTCTCGTGCTCACGTTTAAATCGCTCTTCGCCGATTTTGTTGAATTCTTCGTTGTACCATTCCTCGTCACGATCAGGGTGTTCGCGCCAATCAGCAAAGTATGGTTTGAATCCGTTAATACCGACTGGGCGCTCGTTGCCGTGGTCGTCTATTAGCTTGTTAGCCTGACGCCAGATTTCAGAGAACTGGTCTTCGTCGTTGTTTGGTGTAGATGTGATAATACATTTACCACCTGTTGATAACGTCGGTGATAGTGCTGTCCAGAATTCTTTGGCTATACGGGGTTGTACGAATGCAAATTCATCCATGTATACCAATGATATCGACAAACCACGACCTGAGTTCTCAGTTGTTGCCTGCGCCACTATACGAGAGCCGTTATCGAATTTTATGGATTGCTTGTTGTACTCCACCACCCCGTTTCGTATGTAGTCGGGGCAGTTTTCGTATCCGTATCTTATACGGTGCATAATCTCTTTGGCGCCGTCGTGCTTGTTAGATACGATCAATATCATACTGTCAGGCACAAACATAGCATACCAAAGAAGATAGGCAGCCGCTATCGTCGACTTACCCATCTGCCTTGATACGAGACTTATAGAGCTTCGATAGTTGTGGTAACTGTCAATCAACCCATACTGGAATTCAAAAGGCTTGAGCTTCATTGACCCTTTAGTAGGGTGTTGTATCTGAAAATAGTTTTCAATAAAATGAAGATGGCCGTTATCCGGGTTGCCGCACTTTACAAGCTCACCCAACTGTGCTTTAGTGTAAGACGTTTTAGTGTGCGGGTTTTTTACCAACGCGTCAGACATTTAAACCTCGTACTTTTTAGATGTGGTTTTGAAATTAGACTTACGCATAACGGTCTTAGCGAATAAAGTCCATTGCTTCTTGCGGCGGTCAAAGTCAATTACAAACGGACCGTTTAAATCCGTTTCTTTGTCGTGTATTACGCCCTGTTCGCTTTTGCGGATCGTGGAAAAATCTGACCCGTAGTCGCGCTGGGCTTTACCAAACATTTTAAAAAGTTCACCGGTTGTTATTTGCTTTTTGTTGCGCTGGTCGTTTACTCTATCAAGGAAATGGCGGGTGAACTCAATATCTAGACCATGCTTCGCATAAAGCTGATCTAGATATTTTTCAAGCTCATCAAGCTCTGACTTAGAAATAGGTCTGTCCGGCGGTGTGCTGGTAAACTCGTATAGCGGATCAAGAACTTCACTTATTCGCACGGTTACGCTCCTGGATCAGGATTATCTACACTTGAAAACAGGCTTATGCCTTCAGGCGCATTAGGGCGAGCAGTATAAGAACTTTCTACGCTATCGCGCTCTTCGTCGTATGTTGCGATATCACGCTCAAATCCAGACGTTTCCTTGTTCATGTCATACTTGTTTAGTTTGAAATGCTCAGGATGTTCGTACTCAGCAACTTCTACAACTTCAGGATCAGTCTCTGGTATTTCTTCGTCTTGGATCTCATGCGACACTTTGGGTACATACTCGCTATCGTCTTCTTCGTGAATAACTGCCGGTGTAGCGCGTGCGTGCACGTCTACTACTAAGTGCAAGTTAGTCTCGTCCATTCGCAGTGCATGGTTAAGATGACGACGAATTTCATCATTAGTTGATGGGTACTTCACCACATATTTACAGTGCGTAACAAACGTTGGGCCAAGATTAGGGAATGACGGGTGACTTGTGATTACCGGCGTCTCGCTATACCCAGTTGATTCAACGATATCTAACTTAGAGATTATTGATTCGATAACCTCTTCGATATCGTCTTCCATGTGCACGTTCGCAAGCTTTATCTGCACTTCATATGTTTTGTTAGATTCACCCAAGTAATCTGAAAATTTTCGTGTAAAATTAAGACTCATTCTTCGCAGCATCCCTGATTTGCTTTAATATTTCTTCACGGTCTAACGTAATACCGTCGCCGCCCTGGCCCTTACTAGGGTCTACATCATTATCTAGCTTGGCTTTTTTCATCAGCATGTCTAAGATTTTAAGCTTTCTGTCTGCCTTAGCCGAAGAGCTATCGTGTGCAATCTTTAGCATAGTTGCCGCGACTTCAAACATGCGCCCAGCAGCGTTGTCGTTTACTTGCAAGCCTAGGTCCATCAAGTCTTTAAAAGACTGCATGGCCTTAGCCGAGATCTGATTCATCTCTTCCTCGTGTTCTTCTAGCCCGCTTATATTAGGCAAGCTAACGTCGAGTTTCTCCATTGCACTTAAACGATCAACCAACTCTTGCTTGGTTTCTTTTGAATTAGATATAACTTCTTTATCGTCTATAATATCTTGTAAATCGCTTGCGGGCATCATGTCTAAGGATTCTTCTACTTTTTTGTTTAGCATTACTACCACCAGATTTATTTCTTTTATTTAGTTAAAATATGTTGACAACATGAACGGCCGGTGCAATACTACGCTTGAAATGACTTATCCAACTACCGTAATGAGTGTGGTTGTAGAGCATCGAAGGATGCAACTGGCACAGAATTAGGATTCGTATGCCAAAATAATTTATTGTAAACTTATCAAATCCCATGAGGAACTATAGTATGTCAAAACGTGACGTTATTAACGAAATGATCAAAGATCGCGCAGCTTATATTGAAGGTAAAACGCCTGTTCGTATTGCCGGGCTTGAATCAATCCACGCTGTGGTTTATATTTCTGACGACCCAGAAAACAAAAAATACCAAGCAGCTATGTTCCAAGGTAAGCGTGCAACGCCTGACGCATTTTTTGCATACGACAGCGCAGAAGTTCGTGACGCACGTATCAATGATTGGGTCAAGCCACTAGCCGAGCGTGTTGCACGCAAAGAAGCTAAAAAGCTTGAAACTCGTGCTAAGCGCATGAAGCCGCTAGGCATTTCTAAAGGTGAAGTGTTCTATACAGCTGAAGAAGGTCCAGCGACATTTTACGAAGTTACCGGACTAAAGGGTCCGACTGGCATCAAGTTGCGCCGTATTAAGTCTGAGAAAATTTCACCGAACACTTTTGTTCCTGTTCCGGGTAACTTCGACGGTGACGAGATGATTTATAATGTTGAAACTCGCAAGCTTACCGCACAAGTTAACGGCCAAACTGCCCAGCGCCTTAACTCAACAGGTACCGGCAAATCACGAGCGTTTGATTCAGTTTACACAGCTAACGCGTAATCACGTACATATGAAAACAGGGCTTATTACAGGCCCTGTTTTTTTCTTCTCGTTCCGCTCTTCTTCCCGAACAACTGATCCTCAGTTAATATCCGAAAAGTTATGCCGCGCATTTTACTGAAGTTACTTGCTGCCTCCCATTTTGCCGCATTAATAACTTGCTGTGTTTTATCGTTTTTACTTTTCGCACGACTTTCATGTGTCTGGCTAGCAGGCTTTATTTCAATCAAATCCACTACAACTGACCCGTCGGCTTTCGTATATTTTATTAGGAAATCAGGGATATAGTTAGCCGGACGACCAGTTTGGGGGTTGACATAAGGTATTTTTATAGGCTCGGATGCCCATTCAAGCACAGACGGATGATGATCCAAAGTGTGCATGAATCCCCTTTCCCATGAAGATCTATAAGTAGGGCGCTTGTTACCGACATACTTTTCGGTATTTTGTACTTCGTATATACCTTGGCTAAATCGGTTTCTCATCAAAATCTCTTAATGTTACGGTCTATTACTTGGTCGCTAGAGTCTCTGTATGAGCCGTATTGCATATCAGGGTACCCTAGCCTATTAAGTGTATCAATGATATCATCTGCAAGAGACAGGCTGCCTGTGGCTATCGTTTCTTGCGCAAGTGTGAACGGGCTTTTACCGGTTGTTTCAGACAAGTTAAACATTTGCAGGGCAGCGAACTCAGCAACCGTATTACTCGCACCAGCGTTTCTGAATATACTCACTAACGGGAATATACGTCGGTAATCAACTGACTCACGTTGATATTGCATGCCCGATAAACGCTTTTCAGCAGCATTATTCGTATCACTTGTAAAATTAAAATCAGCCATTAGTGTTGCCCGGATCTTCTTGCTCTGGCTCGTCTTCCGAGTTATACCAGTCTTTTACGCTTTCGGCTGCGCCTTTCCATTCTTCTTTTGCAGTTTCTTCTACAAAACCGGTGCCTTGCCACTTAGCGCGGTTACCTAAACGATCAGGTACATTTTTTAAGTCACTAGCTCTGAAGTTAGCCACACTATTAATGTTAGTGAAATCAGGGAGAGCGTCGGTTACTATTTGCACGTATCCGTCAAAGCCAGGAACGTTTTCTCGCAAGCTATCCAAAAACGATTTTTCTTTCTGCTTTTCTTGCACTGCTTTCTTTGCAGTGGTTGCCGTATTACCGGCGGTGCCGCCTACTGCACCTGTGCCTACCGCACCAGACAATACTGATGTACTACCTGCAGGGGTCGTAGTCGCTTTCTGAGCAGATGACATGGCGTTAGCTGCCGTGTTTCTTTCGGCTTGGGCTGCGGCATTAGTGGTGTTCTGGCCCTGATTAAGGAATATTTCAGTAGTCGGGGCAGCAGACGCGAGGTCGAACCTATTACCTATGTAGCGAGTAGGACTACCATCCGGATGGTAGTGCTTGCCGCCTGATCTAATATTATCATCATAGAACGGCAAGTTGTCCTGCATCACAGCCAAGAAGTCATGACGGTTAAATGTCTTTAATGCTACAGACTGCGGCTTAAGCGTAATATCAAACGAGTTGAAGCCGTCTTCATCATAGCTGTGACCACCATGCTGGAATGTTGTAATGAGTGGATTCACATACTCTATTACTTGACCCTGCGGGCCACCATATAACGACACTATACGCACATACTGGAGTAAGTACTCAGGCACGTTGTCTTCATCGTCTACCTTGTATCCATGGAAGTGGAAGCCAGAACCTATTTGTTCTTTTTCTTCTTTGTCGCCGTTTTTGTATGAATCCCACCCAGATCCAAAATAGTAACGACGGTAAAGGTTGTATAGGTGGCGGGCTCGCCCGTCTGCGCTATCAGCGATAGTCAGGCTTAAATCATTATACGACAGTCCGGTATGATACGTTATCTTCTTGTTGCGGTGATCTTTTGCATAGGCCACATCAGTGTTTATGCCGCCGCCTGTTACCGAGCGAACGATGCTCATAAGGAACGATTGCTGGATATCTTCTTCGTACTTTCTTCCTACTTCACTTAAGTTGTTAAACTTAAATTCAACTAAGAATAAATCTTTAGAAGTGGGTAGCGAGGTTACCGCATTTGGATTGTTGTAATCAGTAGGATCGAAGATCCTGGCGGCATGCCAGGAATCTTGGATCACAATACCAGGGCTATTAATATCAGGCCTTGCCATCAATTATTATCCGATGCTAATTGAATCACCCGGACTAGGGGTATTAGGCATAGGATCGCCAGATCGTACGTTGCCACCTAAGTCATTAGGGCCAACTAACTGGGTAGCCGTGTCGTACTGAAGTTGGATAGAAACTTCATTCATACCCTCGTTCGACGTGTACTCACTGTCAGGTGTAGTATAGTTCAGGATCCAACATCCGTCACATACCCAACGCTCGATTTCATCGTTATTTGTACCGTCTAGTGTGTGGATTTCGCAGGTGAACTTATAGTTCGCGCCCGCGGTTGCCGAAGTTTGTTCTCTATGGTTCATTTGCTTCTGTACTTGTTGACCAATAAGAGATACAACACCGTTAGACATGTCATCGTATAGTCTAATAGTGATTGGTTGCCATGTGTGTCTACCTGCAAAGTACGCCTTCGAGTTGTATGCATTCTGTTCAACAGTTGCGAATTCAACCTTAGGACGCTCGGCAGAAATTATATTCTGTGTAAGAACCCTTGAGTCAGATGAGTACCCGATGTTTTTGAAAACAACGCGGAACCTATACTGGAACTTCGGCTGAAGCATACCTAACTTATTACCATCTAGCGGCACACCGAATTTTGAATAATCAGCCATATGTTTTAAAACTCCTAAAAGTAGATCTTCATATCTATTTAGCAGTCTAGCAGTATTTGTATTTGAGCAAAAAAAACCCGCCGGGAGGCGGGTTAAGGGGGTGCCCTACGGAGGGCATTGCGCTAAAAGGAGAGGCGCGTCAATAAATCATGCACGTCGAAACGCTTTATATTTGCGCTTAAAAGTTTTGTACAAAGCACGCTCAGAATTCTCTTCAACGATAGTTCCGGGCAGTTCAACAATGCCGCCGCCTACTTGCACTTTGCGAGTAAATTGCACAACCGGATTAGAGGTCGGCCAACTCGCTTGGTGTGCTGTCTGGCGTGCTTTCTTACGAATTAGTTTGGCAGTTTTGTTTCTCATGGTAACACCTTTGTTGTTATTTTTAGTTAGTGTTTTAAGGTACTACTTATTATAGTACCTTAATTTATTTTTGCAACTATTTTATGCCAGCTCATCAAGAGTATTTGGCTCAGATTTGTCACTTCGTATCTCAATAAAAATCGGTAAGAATAACGACCATGACCCGTCGTTACGTTGGATTTTCTCGTTATACTTAACAGCAATTATCTGGCCTACCACATCTTCTGCCTTTATATTGTCGCGGTGCGTGTCGTTGAACCCTGACCCAACGTTTACTTTAAGTTCACCGGTTCCGTCGGTAAGCACTAACGCTCCTAGACGCTCTGCGTTTTTACCAGTGCCTAACTCCCAGCCAACACACAACAAGTCGGCTTCAAGTTCCATCTTGAATTTGATGATTTCCTTAGAGCGGGTAGAGCTCCACAAGTGCGATTTGTTTTTGAGCATTACACCTTCTTCACCGTTCGACGTAGCTTTCTTGAAGTGTTCTTCAACTTCACTTAAGTCTTGCACTTCGTTCGTCTCTACCACCGTAATGCCGTGTACGTCGGCTTCTGCCATTTTGGCAAGTTCATTCAAGCGAGCAACATATGGCGTTTCGCCACGGCGCATCGTGTAGTCACTCAGTTCAACAAAGTCCCAAACATGGAATCTGATACGACTGGCTTCTTCTTCACTTATAGTGCCTTTAATTGCTTTGTTCAAAATGCCGTTGCCTGTTTTTCTAGGTAGCACGTTGCCGTTTTCGTCAAGCACTACTAACTCACCATCCAGCATACCTGAAGAGCGGCCTGTATGAGTAATGAATTGTGTAACTGAACAGTCTAGCACGTTATGGAATGACAGTGTTTTGCCGTTACGTGTGAACCACAATACTGCACCATCTGTATCCAGCACAGCATTTGAGCGCATACCATCAAACTTATTTTGACAAAATGCAGGCCACGTAATATTTTCAGCAATGTACTTGTCTGACTTTTTCTCAGCTAGTAATACCGGGTATTCAGATACAAAGTCCTTGCCCAGTATTTTGTTTACTGTTTTATGACTAATCCCGCAGCGCAGGTCTTTGGCCAATACACGAGCGCCGACATCAGCATCACCAGGCGCCATTTTACTTAAGTTCTCAACAACTAAGTCACGAGCAGCATGGCCGGTGACTACTCGTGCCGATAATAAATCCAATACATCCAGGAAATCGTCAAGAGTAACAGTAGCGTCAGATTCAGATATAGCAGGGGTGTACTCAGGTGCAGCACGCATGTAAAATGGCATTAAACCATTTAGTGCGTATTGCAACACGCGACGGAACAGTACGTTTTCTTTGTTATCGGCTAGGACAGCTTCTTTATGCAAGCGAGAACGACTCGAACTAAGTTGTTCAAGTATAGGGAAAATTTGGCTCATTTGGCCTCCACATCTTTTAATTTAATCCGTTGGAATTTACGATAGCTCTTACTGAATTGCATCATTGGGCGGGTATACCACGTTGCTTTGTTGGTTGTGCCGCAATACATGCCGTGTAAGTGCCCTGCTCGGTTTAAAGCAAAGTACTTATTTTCATACGAAAAGTCATATTCAGTTTTTTCTTCATAAACCCAGACGTCGCGCATTACTGCTTCTTGAACAAACTCTTTGAGTGTAGTCATGCTCACTGTCCTAGTGTTTGTTGCCATGAATAAAACCGGCGTTTTGCCATGTCACCGTCTTCGGTGTCAGCAGGCTCGCAGTTATGAATCACAGCGTATTCGTCATAGCCGCTCCCGGGCATGGCAGTGCATAACCGACCAACGACCACAAAGCCGCCGTGTTCAATTAAGAAAAAGGTTCGACGCTCATTACGATACGTAGCAGACGTTTTCTGCTCAAATGTACAAGTGGGTTTGATTAACGGATCATAGTCTTCAGGCAGACCATCAACACCGTATGGTTCTAATTCCGCAGAAGCGTTGATACTAAACTCGCTGCCGAATATTTCTTTAATTACGCCGATTTTTGCTGCATTATTCATAACAATCCTCGTATAAACCGATGTACTCATCACGACTAATGTTAGCCGCGTCAGAAATAATCAAAGCAGAAGTTATACTTTGCCGAGCGTTAAATGCTTCGCGTTGAGTAGTTTTACCTTCACGGGCAGCTTTAAGAACTTCACGGGCACTATTAATTGCCGCAATAGTTTTTGCTTTGATTCGTTCTTGTTCTTGAGTGTACATATCATTTACCTTGTCGTTTTTAAGTTCAAAGTAACTATAACAACTGAAGACACTAAATACAAGTATAATTTAAAAAGAATCCAGCCTTAGGACCGTTAAGGTATGGTACGTCGAGGGCGCAGGTGTCGCTACCAATCTAGTTCTCGCACTAAAAAGGGGCCTTGCGCCCCTTTTCCTCTATCATATTAAGCAAGTAGAATACAAGCCGCTACCAAAACAAGCGGCGTTACAAACTCGGCAACGGCCTTAACGCCTTCAACCATATTACTAATGTTCATCAAAACACCTCAATGTTACAGAATGATTACAAAAGTATTTACGGCCTTTAGGGCACTAAAAAGGGGCATAGCGCCCCTTTTTATCTAACTATTTTAATTAGTTAATGTTTAAGCTATCACCCGAGTTACGGAATCGTACCGGAATGTAGATAAATTCCACAGTCTTAAGCGGGATTACAGCAACATCAATCCATAGCTCATTACGATCACGTCTAGCGGGAGTGTTATTACTCTCGTCACAAATCACAACATAGTCCTCGATGGCACGCAATGTGATTAGTGTCTCCATATATCTTTCGAATACATCAAGAACTTGATCACGCGTTAGTCTGTCGTTTTGTTCACCCAAGAACGGACGAGCTAGACCAGGCATATTTTGGCGCAGGTAGTTTTCAAGTCGCACTACGTTAATTCTGTCAAGTGAACTTGCAAGATTGTATAGTGACTTGTTACCGTAAATCTCTAAGCCAGAGTTAGGAATATACGCAACCGGGTTTACTTTATTTGTATAAAGCACGTCACGCAGGCCTTCACTTAACTCAACAGTAGAGTACTCACCTTCACCATCAATATATCCAACACTGGTTGCGTTAGTAATAACACCACGTCTACTGAAAGCAGCAGCGAACCACGGATATGATACCGAGTCGTTTTCCGCGTAAGTACGCAACACACTGTGGGTAATCGGAACAACTACTTCTTCGCCGTCTACGTTAGTTGCATAAGCACAACCAGGGTAGAATACGCCAATATAACGGCTGAACGTTACTAGACCAGCATCGTCGTTCGACGGGCTGCCAGCACGGTTGTTCGCCCACGCTTCGATTTCAGTACCTTTAGGCGCTAATCGGAACGGTGCGTCTTGCGGGATAAACGCGGTATACTTACGGTCAGCATTAAGCGCAAGTAACTCGTCAGACAGTTCAGGGAATCCGGGAGCTGCCATTAAGTTGAACTCAACTGATTCAGCACGGATAACTTCGTTACTAACAATCGCGCTTGCCATGCTTTCGATGATCACACGTTTAACAGCATGTCTGCCAAAGAATGCAGAGCCGTCAGTGCGCAGGCCGCTCTCTAGTACCCATCTGCCGCCAATAGCAACGCCGTCATGCTCATGCTCATTCACCCAAGCTTTTACCACATGTGAACTTGCACGGGTGTTGAATAACAGCATATCACGCGCATAAAGTAACGGATCAGGAGCATCAGCGTCTAAGTCAGGTGCGCCAACTAAGTTACCGTTATTTGCGCCAGTAGCTGAGCCAAATGTTGCGCTTGGACGCGCATCAGCGAACACTACGCCAGATGATGTAGTCTGATCAGTTGGGTCGATTTTATCCCAAGATGAACCATTGTAACGATACATTACCGGGTAATCTTCAATTTGATCAGTATCAATCCATAAGTCGCCGCGTACTATGCCAATTTGCGGCAGTGCTGGCTGCATATATACAGTGCCCTGGAATTCTTCCCAGCTGCCTGCGCCATTGTTAACAAGAATGTCAGCACCGAAGTTTTCACTGTACCAAAGAGTACCGTCACTTGGGTTTTGGAACGGTTCTTCGTTGTCGCTTGCTACATAGTCAAGGTAGTCCCAGTTGCTGTGGACAAATCCGCCAGTTACTGAGAACGAAGTGTTTTCCAAACCAAGATCAGTAGTCGGTGTACCGGCTGTGTTGACTAACTTGATGTCGTAACCTTTCTTGTTCGTAATATACAGCTTGCCACCTTCGTGCTTAGCTTTGATATCAGGAATGCTAGCGTTAGTGATGTCTACTACGGCAGACGCCACGTCAGTGCCAGTTAATACAACATCGTAACCATTAATAGTCAATGTACTACCTGCACCGATTGTAGGTGCCGTTACCGTGCCTTCAACTACTGTTTCTCCCTGTCCGTTGTGGCGCATAATAGCAAAGTCAGCAACAAGAGTACCAGTGCCAGGTGCTTCGTTTCTAAAGTCGTATACAGCCGCTACCGGAGTAGAACCTGCTTTGGTAGCTGCGTCACGTGACATGTGCACAGGTACACTTAG